AGTACTACCAGGAAGATCATGTCCAGTCCTGGATCCTTCCTTCTGACTGGCAGTCCTTCAACAGTAGTCCGTTCTACGCGATTTCTCGCTTCAAGTCCTGGTCAGTATACCTTCAGCGGCAAAACGGTCGCGCTACAGCTTGTCAGGATGCTTCAGGCAAACCCCGGCGGTCTGATCCTGGAAGGAAAAGCGGCGACCATGAGTCTGGCGCGTGGTCTACTGGCCGAGTATGGAATCTATGCCATCGATGGAATGCAGGCAGACCTGGTCTATCGTGTCCTTCACGCAGGCGGCGGCAGGATCTTCTACGTATTGAAGGAAGACAGAACCTTGCGCATCATCCGCGATCCAGATCTGGAAGGATAGAAAAAAGAATGGCAATGTCTACCAGGACAGTATGTGCCGGCGAATTGAAGATCTTCCATAAAGATTCCAACGCCACGCTTGATTATATCTGGGACTGGACCGACTGGTTAGGCGATGACCAGGATACTCTGATGAATCATTCCTTCACTACATCCAGTCCAGAGTTAACGATAGAACTTTCAGAACAGACTGAGCAGACCGCAACCGTTTGGCTGAAAGGCGGTATTCCATACACGAACTATTTCGTGACCTGCCATGTCCATACCATGGGCGGCAGGGATGAAGACCGAACCGCTCATTTCCTGATAGTCAGTAGATAAGCGTATGCCTAAACCGAAACTAAAAGACGAACCGTGGAAGAACCGTATCACCGGCGCTGGCGAACTTCCAGCAGATCAATTCCTGGCCCATCCCTTGAATCCACGCAGGCATCCTGGCGAACAACGAGACGCGCTACGCGGATCTTTAGACTCCGTTGGATGGATAGCACCCGTTATTGTCTCTGCCCGCTCTGGAATGCTTCTGGATGGACACGCCCGAGTCGAGGAAGCGTTATCCAGAAATGACAGTCAACTTATACCATTCATCCAGGTAGATGTATCAGAGGACGAAGAGCGATTGATACTCGCAGTCTTCGATCCGATAACTGATCTGGCGACGCTGAATAGAGACGCTCTGGATGCGCTACTAAACTCCATTCATACGGATGACGCTGGTCTTCAATCTCTACTCAACAATCTCGCATCCTCAGTCGGTCTCGTGGAAGGCGACGATCCGAATGCCATCTGGAAAGGTCTGCCGGAGTTCGAAAACAATGACTCGGTCTTCAGATCCATCATGGTACATTTCGATGACCAGGCGGCAGTAGATGACTTCGCCAGGAAAATAAATCAAACAATTACAGAAAAAGCGAAATACATCTGGCATCCATACAAAGGACAGGACAGAGCAAAGTACGCAGTACTGGACAAAACCGATTCGCCTTATGAATCCTAAATTCCCTATATATATTCCCTCAAAAGGACGTTACGACTCGCGACTGACTGTCAAAGCCCTTGACCTTTGCAACGTTCCCTATCGCGTCGTGATTGAAGAACAGGAATATGAAAAATATTCCGAAGTCATAGATCCATCACGCCTGCTAGTCCTTCCATTCTCTAATCGTGGTCTTCCAGTAACGCGTACCTGGATCAAGCATCATTCCATCCAGGAAGGACACGCTTACCATTGGCAAATAGACGATAACATTCGAGTCTTCTATCGCTTACAGAAAAACATCAAATATAAAATGCACAGCGGCACTAACTTCGTCGCTATAGAAGACCTGGTAGAACGCTATGAAAACGTTGCCCAAGCTGGTATGCATTATGACTTCTTCGTTCCACGTAAGGAAAAGCGTATTCCGTTAGTCCTTAATACCAGGATCTACTCATGTACTCTGGTTAACAATGCCGTTCCGTTTGAATGGCGCGCCTTCTATAACGACGATACTGACTTCTCGCTCCAATGCCTCAAAGCAGGTTGGTGTACCATTCTCTGCCAGGTCTTCCTGGCTAAAAAGATCCAGACGATGGTAGTCAAAGGCGGAATGACTCCGCACTATCAGGGCGATGGACGCCTTGAAATGGCTCGTCAACTTATCGACCTGCATCCCGATGTCACTAAACTTCGCTGGAAGTGGCATCGCTGGCAACATCATGTAGACTACTCCCGATTCCGTAGTAACCGCCTCAAGTTGAAACCTGGCGTTAACGTTCTGCCTCAAGATAATGAATACGATATGACGATGACTGTCTTATAGTAACGAAATTATGGTCGTTAAGAAAAAGCGTGGTAGACCGAAAGGATCAGTTAAAAAGAAAGGACCAGGTCAGCCTACTAAATGTACGCCTGAAGTCCAGGAACGCGTCGTCCAGGCATTACGCGGCGGTAACTATCGCGATACTTCTGCTGCGTATGGCGGTATTACCTACGATACCTTTTCCAATTGGATGCAATGGGGGGAACAGGATCAGCGAGAACCGTACTTATCTTTCTTCCTTGCATGTAAAAAAGCAGAGACCGAAGCAGAGATAGAAGCCGTTTCACAAGTACGACTTGCGAGTAGAAATCCTAAGAATTGGGCGGCGTCTATGACCTGGTTAGAGAGACGCTATCAGAGGAAATGGAGTCGGTTGGAAAGGACCGAACATACCGGCGCTGTGAAGATCTTATTAGTCGATGAAACAAGCGACGCAAAAAGCAACAGAGATTAGGGTCGTTCTTCCTAAGCTACATCCTAAGCAGGCAGAGATCGCAGGATCTGCCGCGAGAAGGATAGTAGTCAATGCAGGAAGACGCGCAGGCAAGACTACGCTTGCGGCTCGAGTATCGGTCAAGAAGATGTTCGGTAGTATGGAAGCAGGATCAGGTAAGCATGTCCTACTCGCGAGTACGACGCAGGACCAGGCAGACGCCTTTTGGGACAAATGCAAGGAATGGCTACGACCAGTCATAGAAGCAGGCGCGGTAGAGAAGAACGAACAACGAAGGATCCTGACCTGTCCTCAGTCCGGCGGAAGGATCAGAGTCAAGACCGCCTATGATGCCGATACTCTACGCGGCGATTATGCCGACTTCCTGGTACTGGATGAATGCGCCCTACTGGCGCCGGATGCGTGGGACAAGGTAGGCGCGCCAATGCTATTGGACAACGATGGCGATGCGTGGTTTATCTCAACGCCTAGACGCCGGAATTGGTTTCACACGCTCTATCAGAAGGCGACTAGCGACGATACAGGGCGATGGCAGGCGTGGCATTTTACTTCCTTTGATAATCCATACCTGTCCAGGATGGCGCTGGATGAAATCACAAAGGATCTGACTGAAGACGCCTATCGGCAGGAAATCCTGGCAGAATTCCTGGAAGGCGAAGGATCAGTCTTCAGGAACATCCACGCCAATCTGACAGCAGAGCGTGATCAGGATCTGCATCCAGGTCATCGAGTAGTAATGGGCGTAGACTGGGCGCAGAAGAATGACTACACCGTTCTATGCGTTCTATGCGCTACCTGCCGGCGAGAATTAGTACTCGACAGATTTAATCAGATCGATTGGGACTTCCAGCGCGGCAGATTGAAGACTCTGGCAGACCGATACCAGGTTGAACATATTCAGGCAGAAGAAAACAGCATCGGCGGTCCGAACATAGAAGCTCTACAGCGTGAAGGTCTATTAGTCTATCCATTCACGACTACGGCCGCATCCAAGCCGCCTTTGATTCAGTCCTTAGCGTTAGCCTTTGAACGCAAGGAATGCCGATGGATAGATGATGGCGCGGCGACTGCCGAACTCCACGCCTTCGAATGCAAGGTCAACGCCAATACGCAACGAGTAACCTATGCCGCGCCTGAAGGTCTGCACGATGATACGGTTATTGCGAGAGCGTTAGCGTGGCGCGCTGTAACATCAGTCAGAGTATGGGACGTTTCTGGATGAAGACCACGATCAGGATACTAACTGCGATCCTGGTGGGTCTTATCTTGTTACTTGCGTTACTGATCCTTCAAGGTCATAGATGAATAAAGAACAGAACCTGATAACAAGATCAGTACGAGCATTAGGCAGAATGTTACTTGACGATCCTGAATTCAAACAGCGATCAGTAGATATCCGCTTTCCTGGATGGGGCGGTACATCATCAGGTAATACTGCGCCAATCTATCAGGTAATGAATGACTGGACTTCAGGAAATTCCATAGAATATGCGTCAGAAGTTGGCGACATGGGCGGCGTCTCGTTAGTCATGGCCGCAGTTAATTGGTTAGGTAGAGTTCTACCGGAAGCGAAATTGAATGTCGTAGAGATAGACAGCGATGGAATGGAAACGCCAGTACCAGATCATCCAGCAGCGAACCTGTTGAGAAGACCGAATCCATTCTATTCAGGTACGACGCTCTATAAGGCGTACAGCTATAGCTGGATAGTAAGCGGGAATCCATACCTGTTGAAGATCAGAAGCAAAGGCGGCGGCGATGTCATAGAACTCTGGTATGTACCGCCGCAGGCTATGCGTCCTTTATGGCCCGCCGATGGATCAGAATTCATATCAGGTTACGAGTACAAGGTAGATGGACATACGCAGACCTTTCCGGCGACAGACGTAATTCATTTTCGTGATGGCATAGATCCTTTGAATACCAGGTTAGGACTAAGTCCAGTCGCGTCGGTTATGCGCGAAATGTATACCGATCAGCAGATCGCAGACTATAGTGCGCTGTTGATGAAGAATGGCGCAGTACCGCCCGTCGTTATTTCCTTGAAGGAAGGCGTCAATGCGATTGGCGTCAAGTCCGCAGAGATCAGAGAAAAGTATTTGAAGGACACGCAAGGCGATGAGCGTGGGAAGGCGTGGGTTAGTAGTCTCGCGGTAGATGTCAACAAGATCGGCTTTAATCCAACAGAATTAAACCTGGCGCAACTTAGAAGACTGCCTGAAGAACGATTATCAGCAGTTATAGGAATACCTGCCATAGTACTCGGCTATGGCGCAGGACTGGACAAGGCGACATATTCAAACGCCAGGCAGGCGGCAGAATTCGCAACCGAGTCCTACCTGGTCCCGCTCTACCGGTACATAGAGGAAGAACTAACGACGCAACTTCTATCTGACTTTGAGGAAGATCTATCAAAGGTCGCCTTTAGATATGACCTGTCAGGCGTGAGGGCATTAAGCGAAGACCAGGATGCGATATTTGGAAGACTGACAGCGGCATATAGAGGCGGCTGGTTGAAGCGATCAGAAGTCAGAGAAGCGGCAGGATTCAGTTGGGATGAAACTGATGAAGTCTATGTCGCCGTACCGCTGGAAGATCCAGCAGAAGACGAACAGGAATCCATCCCAGTACCAGCGCCAGGTCTTCCAGTACCTGATACTGAAGACCAGACCGAGACAGAGAATGTCGCGGCAGAAGACCAGGACGGCCAGGAAGCGACCGTTCTGCCTACGAAGGTCTTAGAACTCAAGGCAAAAAAGAAAGTCGGCCAGGAAGTCCTAGAAGATGGCGTGGCGTGGCTATTGTCCATCGGTGAAGAACAGGGCGCGGCGATGTTACTGGCGAAACCTGTGAAGAAATGAAATGGCGGATTATCTCTGGGATGCAGACAAGCGACGATACATAGATCCTAAAGGAAAGATCATCACGCCTATTCAACAGAGGAAGATCGGTCAGCGGATTATCACAGAGTCAACAGAAGCGATGACGAACCTGGCGACCAGGTATACAGAAGGCGCGGCAAGTCTGGCAGAGTTCGCGACTGGGATGCGAGAAGCAGTCAAAGGAACGCATTCAGCGATGACGCAATTTGCATATGGCGGCAAGCTACAGATGACGCCACGCGAGTTAGGCAGGTTAGGCAAGACGATCCAGGAACAGAACAAATTTCTAAATGGATTCATCCAGGACATAGAGAACAAGTCATTATCTGATCTTGGAATTATCAACAGGTCAGGTATGTATGGCGAAGCAGGATGGAGTACTTATGAATCTGCCATCGGTGACCGAGAAGAGGAAGCGGGCGCAAAAGAGGAACGATCCTTCCTGGATCCAGATGCAGATCATTGTCAGGAATGCTTTGATGAAGCGTCTGAAGGATGGGTTGAGATAGGAACGTTAGTACCGATAGGCGACAGAGAATGTCTAACGAGATGTATGTGTAGTTTCGAGTATCGATAACGGAGTAACTACTATGGACTTTGAACGCAAGCAATTTAGCGCAACAGTAACAGGTACTGAAGACAAGAAAGGAATCGTGGAAGCGATAGTCTCGGTCTTCGGTAACACCGACGTAGCTAACGAAGTAGTATTACCTGGTGCGTTTGAAAAGTCCTTACTAACGAGACTACCTAAAGGCGTATGGGCGCATGACTGGCATACGCCTGTCGCTAAGACTCTGGAAGCGCGAGAAGTCAGAGCAGGAGAGAAAAGCAAAATCGGCGGTCTGTATATCAAAGGTCAATTCAACCTGGAAACACAGCGTGGTCGTGAAGCGTTTTCAGATATAGACTTCGGCATCATAGATGAATTCAGTATCGGCTATCGTGTCGTCAAGGATAGCTTGAATACCGATACTGGGATTCGTGAGTTAATTGAAGTAGAACTTTTTGAATGGTCGCCAGTACTCATCGGGATGAATCCTGCGACCGAGTTACTCAAGGTCAAGTCAAGCGTGCCTGCTACGTTTGCTTTTCAAGCCGACAATACGCTTGCCGTTATTGGCGACTTTCGTGATCGCGCCGTTGCGTTGGCAGGTCTGCGCGCAAAGGAAGGACGGGTTATATCATCAGCGAATCGTACT